TTCATTGATTTGTCCTCCTTCTGAATCTCTGCGAGTTTTCTCTTTCAATCTTCGCCTCGTAGATGTGTTGATTTCCAAGACTTAATCTATTTGAGATGGAATCCTGTTCCCTCGCTGTTCCTGTTGTTGAGTATATATTCTCACATCTATGGCACATATACAAGTCGGAATAATACACAAAATATATGGCACATAGTTGTGCATTATGTATATGGCACATAACCGAGGATGAGTTTCTTCTATATAATGCACCATGACAAGAAAGACAGAGATCGGATTTCTTCATATATAAAGAATTTTGGTGAATGAAACTTTTGAAAAACTTTTCAGAAAAGTGTTGACATCTATGGCACATAGTAGTATTGTAGACTCAACAGAAGGGAGAAATCTCAGAAAGAAGGAGGAGATCAGATGAGATTAGCATATGATAACATCAAGCACATTATCGAATTCACCAAGAATGGACAGACGTATGAATTCTTCGTATCGATGAAATCAAAGAGAGTGAGCGATGCGAGAACATACATCACATCATCAAAAGAGGATTTACCAAAGACGATCAGGAAGTACATGGAAGATCATGCTCCTATCGCCAGAGAACCGATGGATGATTCTAAAAACATATATCAGGCATACGTTTATAAGGAGGAGAGAGCATGAGAAAAACAGATGATGGTAATAATATACTTTCTGTAGCTTCGCGTGAGGCGATTTACGGGCATATTAGACGATGGACGGATTATCTGCCATCAGATGTATATGACCGCCTCTGTAATTGTTCTACGACGTCACAGGACATATCTGTGTTGACAGATGCCAAATGGAGGAGGATGATTGATTTGGGGAAAGATCGGGAGGGATTCATCAAGGAGGACGCATTGGTCTTCGTCCTCGAATTGCTTGATAGTAATGGCATAGACACAGAGATGGACAAGGAAACCTATGAGTCTTTATGTAGATAGGAGGAGCAGGCATGGCATCAGAAGCACAAAGGAAAGCGATCAGGAAGTATGAGGAGACCGTCGATCGAGTAAACGTCAGACTCCCAAAAGGGACGAAGGAGCGCATCAAGAAGATCGGATACTCGGTCAACAACTTCATCATTCTCGCTGTCGTTGAGAGACTTGAGAAGGAGGAAAGAATCCTCGGTCGATAGTTATCAGGCACATATCAAGAAACGTCACACAAAGCCATATATGGCGCATAGAGGTTGAACAAACAGGAGGAAATACAATGAGTAGAGATTTAGAAATTGCCGTATTGATGAAGGATAAATGCACAGAATCGGAAGCAATCAAGCACCTTGATAAAGGCACAATTGTTTTTGAGAATCCTGACGAATGGATTGATAGTCTTAAGGATTGCAATTGCTACGAAGGCGAGACTATCGAGGACGTAAGAGCCCGTAAGGTTCCGGATGTGTCAATAGTGGAGTATGACGGGCACGAATATCTGATTGAGTATTGCCTATAAGGAATGGTGCAAAATATTCAATATAAAGTGGCTACATATACGGCACAAAAATATAAAATCTATCTGTTTATCAGGTAGATTTTTTTATGTCTCTTTATATCCCTTTTAAGCCCTTTTATATCTCTATAGCGTGTAGATGTATAACGAATGTATAAAAGTCTCTTTTAAGGGCAAATTATGAAGTTTTAGAGGTATATTTGATTTATATCCTGTATTGGTGTATTTTGAAAGTGTAACATAAACCATTTACCGATACTTGACAGGGGGTTTTATATGCCGGATATAGCCGAAAATGATTTATTTGAATATCAAAATAATTCTGATCCAGAAGTTGAAACCAAACTACAAACGATCATTCAGGAAGTAAACGGACTTTTGGAAGGTTACAAGCTGGAAAATGATATACAGTCATACAAGGACATTACCCAACAAGAATGGGGAGCAGTTCTAATGTATATCGCTATGTCTTACTTTAAGCCTACAAAGATATTATATAAATATATTCCCGGTATATCTAACAATGGTCAAATAGTCTATATGTATGATTATAATATATTAAATGGTCTATGTCAGTATTATATATATATATGTCGTAGGTATAATAAAATATCTAATATTAGTGGCTTTTGTGATATATGTGGTATAAATTACTCTACTGCTATGAAATGGGATAAGCAGGAAAGCCAACACCCGGAAGTATCCGCCATCATCAAAAGTCTACGATCTGAGTATGAAAAGGGGTTAGAAAACGGCGCACAAAGTGGAAAGAACCCTGTTGGATATATAGCAGCCCTTAACCATCGTTTTGGATGGTCAAGTGAGGGCAAAACAAGCGTTACTGTTAACATAAATCGCACTTCTGATCAGATTATGTCAACTTATAATCAAAACTTTATCGAGAATAATTCCGAAAATGGTTAATAAATGCCGTAAATATCAGGCTTTTCGGTGTTTTCTGTATTCTTGAATCTATCGGTTAAATAGCAATTTATCCGATAGTTTGAATCGAACAAATGTTCCCACACTACCAACCCCTCTCCCTGTATAACACACGTTATTTTATAGGCGGTAACCCCCTCGACTACCTAAAATCCCAAAAACCCCTTACCCAGATAACATACATCTGACTAACTTATACTACCTGCCCATATATAATATATATATTACTATAATACCCATACACTAAAGTAAAACCCTTTAATATACATAAACCTAACTCACATAAATGTAGTGTATATATGAGTACCACTACACAGAGAATATATAAAGGTTGTGAGTAGGTTAAGAGTATAGAGAATAGTTCTACACAGAAAAGGGATATACAGGATCAGGATTCTAAAAATTTCAAAAATCTAAAAAAGCTCTATTTATTCACAAGATATCAGCGTAGTTATTAACATAATCACTTTAAATGTGACATAGATATGACATAGAATAGTATGTGACATTCGTGATCTCCTGTTTGATATCTCCTTTCTTTAAGGCAGGTGGCTTTAGAAGAGTCATCTGCCGGAGAGGGGAAAGAGGGTTTAAGTGATGGAAGAAGTAAAGAAAGACCTTGAAAGATTCCTGCAAGCGCATAGAGACAGGGCAAAGTCGATGAGATTCGATGAAGATGGGATATATGGGATTGTTGAAAAGCAGACGGAGATCATAAAGCAGCTTACAGAGGTGTTAACTGTAAAGCAAAGAGAGATAGCAGATGCGAAACACCTCATAACGACATTAGAGACAGAGATGAGAAATCAGGCGCAGGAATTAAGGGTAACCAAAGACCTGTTAAGTATAGCAAGGACAATAGATGATGGAAAATGAGGATATACAGGAAAGGTTAGACGATATCAAAGTGATTCTGGACGATTACGATGTGTGGGAACACGACCAGGAGAATATCTTTAACCTTATCCAAGAGATCATAAGCGTTGTGAGGGGCGAATGATATCAGAGGATGTGGCAAAAATCAGAGCCAAGTGCGATGAGAGCCTAAAGAAGAAGGGCGAGAACAACATAGCGTATAAGCCATTAAAGGACTTGTCCGATTATTGCTACATAGAATTGCGCAAGATTCCGTCTATCGAGGATCAAAAAATCCTAACCGACCAGACGAAATTCTGCAAAATACAGGCAATGCGGTATGATATTGCCCATAACGATCCAAAGTACGCTGAAATCTATCTTAATTCGCTGTTAGCGGAGACTCCATTCCTTTTTGAATCGTATATTGAGTTTTTGGAGCATAAAAGACCACCTGCAAAGAGGTTTTATGAGCCAAGGCAGAGGGTGTTGCATCCTGTTGCGATGGATTTGCAATGGCTTGAAGATGATCCTGATGCAAAGTTTTACGGATTGTCGTTACCAGCGAGGACTGGCAAAAGTACCCTTGCAATTATGTTTTTGACTTGGATTATGTTAAAAAGACCAAATAGCCATAATGCGATGGGTGGTCACTCCGGGATATTGGCAAAAGGCTTCTACAAGGAAGTCTTAAACTTCATTTCCACGGAAGAGTATGCTTTCGATCAGATGTATCAGTTTTATCATCCAGAAAGCAAGGTTATGTTGCGTGACAAGTCTGCGGATGAGTTCACGATAACGCTTGACAAGCCTGACAGATTCGCAACATTAACCTGCCGAGGTATAGATGGTACTTGGACAGGTGCGGTTGATGTATCTGGTAGTGACAATGTTGGTTATCTGTATGTGGATGACCTTGTTAGAGACAGGGAACATTCATTGTCACCTATCCGAATGGAGAATACCTATCAGGAATACTTAAACAAGATGGTAGACCGTAAGAATGATGGTGCTAAAGAGTTGATGATAGGTACATTGTGGAATGTTTATGATCCGCTTGAACGGATTTACAAGGAGCATAACGGAGATGAAGGGTATAGATTCAGGCGTATTCCTGCTCTTGATGACAATGATGAATCCAACTTTAACTACCGATATAACGGATTTTCTACCGAGTATTACCGGGAGATGCGAGAAAAGCTGAATGATGCAGAATGGCAGGCAAAGTATCAGCAAAGACCGTATGTGCGTGAAGGTCTGTTATTCCAGAGTGATGAGTTGCGCTATTTCAATGGGATTCTGCCGGAGGGTGACCATAGGATAGTAGCAGTATGTGATGTTGCTTGGGGCGGTGGAGATAGTCTGTCTATGCCTATCGGTGCAGAATATGAGAACGGAGATGTTTACATTTTCGGATGGGTATTCAACAAAGGCACAAAAGAGACAACTATACCGCTTGTAACGGCACGAATTATGGCTCACGAAATCAGGGAGATCAGGTTTGAAGCAAACACAGGCGGTGACTTGTACTGTCAGTACATAGATGAAAAGTTAAGAGAACAGCACTACAAATGCTCTTGTTCTTCCCGGAAAGCACCTTCAACGATGGCAAAGGTACAGAAAATCATAGCATATTCTGATGATGTTAAGCGAAAATTCGTTTTTTTATCAGACCAAAGACCAACAGAAGTACAAAAACAACAAGATTTGCAATATGGTGTCACACGATATGTGCGTGACGAGGAATATCAGAGCGCAATGGATGAGTTATGCACATTCGTAACGATAGGCAAGAATGAACATGATGATGCTGCTGACGGATTGACGCAGCTTGAAATGTTTATAGAGGGTGGAATGTTGGCACAGGTAGAGATACCGAAAAATCCATTTAGGGGGATGCTATGACCGGGAGAGATTGGATTGAGTTTGTAAGCGAGTCGCTAAAGAACAAGATAGACAAGATCGAAGCACAGGAAGAGAAGTTAGAGCAGATGAAAACCGACTACTATTGCTTAACGGCGATAATGTATGAGGTTGACAGGGTACAATCTTCTTGTGATGGAGATAAACTTGCGAAGCAATATGCTCAAATCGAGGAATTTGAGAAGAGGTTAGAAATCCAGATCAGGGAATTTGAGCGTTACAGAAATGAGATTCTTGAAAAGGTTTACACCTACTTGCCGAATGTGGACTTGTGCCGGGTAGTAGTTGACAGACATATCTTTTTTATGACTAACCAAGAAATGTCTGACGAATTAGGCATAACTGATAGAGGTATCAGAAAACGATTTGAAAAAGCATACAATTTACTAAATTCTATCTATGTTTTAGAAAAATACAGGAAAAAATTTGACAGTTCCGATAAAAAAGTTGTACTTTGATAGTGTGAGTAACTTTAATTAAGCACTTGTGGATAACCGCAGGTGCTATTTTTATGCCTAAATTTAGGTTGGTGAGCGATGGTTTTTAAGTGGAATCAGCCCATACAACACAATACTATGCCTTTTTCGGAGTTGTGCCACGATGTATTTGGACGCAAGATCATCAAAACCAACCGGGCAAAGATTACCATTGAGAATATTGCTGATGATTTAGCACAGGCATTGCCTTGTCATAACTCCAATGCCGTAGAAATAGACTACCTTGATCGGTATTATCGTGGGGATCAGCCTATTTTGTACCGAGTGAAGGTCAACAGACCAGAGGTTAACAACAAAGTAGTTGAAAACCTTGCACAGTACATTGTTGACACCAAAACATCTGATATGGCAGGAGAGCCTATTCAGTATGTACTTCACGGAACGGATGAACAGAAATCAGAGGAAGTGAAAAGGCTTAATACTCTGATGGAGTCCGAGGATAAGGAATATTACGACATTGAGTTGTGCCGTTGGAGATCAATCTGCGGTACGGCATACAGATATATTGGCAATAACCAGGCAAATGACAGACTTCTTGATGAAGCTGATTTTTACATTGAGACTTGTGATCCAAGAGAGACATTTGTTGTCTACTATCAGGATAACAGACCTGCTTACGGTGTAATTATCCGGCAGGACGAGAACGGAGCAGACCTTTACAATGTCTACACTAATGAGTTTTTCGTAGTCATTCAGGATGGCAAAGTAGTTGAAGGATCATTTGCCTTAAATGGCAATGGTGCTATTCCTGTCATTGAATATCCGAATAACGCAAGGCGTTTGTCTGATATAGAAATCACTATCTCAATCACAGACGAAATCAATAAGATGGCATCTGATAGGTCAAATGGCATTGAGCAGTTCGTGTCATCTTGGATCAAGTTTGTTAATTGCGCTATAGACATTGACACATTCCAACAGATGCGCCAAGAGGGTGCGCTTGTTGTTAAGTCCAACAATGGTGCAGAAAATAAGGCAGATGTTGACCTGCTTTCAAGTGAGTTAAATCAGACCGAATCGCAGGTAGCGGTTTCAGATTTGTTTGAGAAATTGCTTGTTATTCAAGGTCTTGCTAATCGCCAGACTTCCACAAGTGGCGATACCAAGGGTGCGGTTGAGTTAAGAAATGGGCATTATGACGCTGAAAAGAGGGCAGAATTGTCCGAGCCTATATTCAAGAGGGCAGAGCGTCAGATGTTACGGATAATTCTTAACCGATTACGCATAAATCAGGGCTTTACCTTACTTCCGAGTGATATTGAGGTGAAGATCAGCCGGACAAAGACAGATAACATTTTGACTAAGGTTGAATCCTTACAGTTATTGCTTACAAGCGGTGTTAATCCGTCAAGAGCAATCAAGACAGTTGGCATTTGGTCTGATCCTGAACAGGTTGCAGGCGAGTCACAACAGAGAATGGATATCCTTTATCCTACTGATCCGGCAATGATACAGAGTCAGGGGGTAACTGACAATGGCGAAGATAGACGAACTACATAATTATGCTTATCCGTCATCTTACCTTGACGAGTTACACAGATACGATAGCAAGGATCATTCGCAGAACGATATACATATATACGGCAATCGTGGTGCTGTATATGGTGGACTTGATGAAGTACACCTTTATGGTGGCTATCAAACAGTTGCCGAAGATGAGATAAATACTCCTACTAATCACCCACAGATTGACATTGATGAGTATTTTGACGAGATAGAGGATTTTGACGAGGATCAGAAGGAAGAACGCAAAGACCTTGCTAAAGACTTTCGTGATATTCTGATGCTCATTCTGATGCTCATATTAGCCGATTTAAGGGTAGGTAACGAGGTTAATATAGGATTTTACCATTCACTTGCCAAAAGTCGGTTAATGGACGCAATAGATGGCAGAATCAGGACGGTTTCCACCAACATATATCGTGAGATTGAGGAATATATAGATACAAATGTTGAGCAGATACTTGACTCAACGATGCGTCACACAGACGATGCGTATTACTTTTCTGAAAGCAGAGCAACTACGATAGCCGTGGATGACGCAATGGCTACGGTCAATCTGGAAGAGTTAGACGATGCTATCAAGGCAGGTTACACGCACAAGATATGGATAACGATGCGTGATAACAAAGTCCGGCATAGTCACGAACTTGTTGACGGAAAGAGAGTCGAGATTGACAAGTCATTTAATGTTGGCAGATGCAAGATGATCGCACCGATGGTATTTGCGGAAGATAGCGATTTTCAGGATGCAAAAGAAACTGTGAATTGTCGCTGCCATTGTATCTACTCAAACAGAAAAACTGATTGAGATATAAATTCATAAAAGTATTGAGAAGTCCTTAACAGGGCTTCTTTTTATTTTATACACAATGTTGCCACAGCGTTATGTGGTTATAGCCAAAGATGAGTGAACATCGTTAAAAAATCGGGCAGAATTGGAGGAATTGAATATATGTCAAGAGAACAAGCCAGAGAAAACTTGAAGTCTATTGGAATCGAAGAGCCTACGGATGAGCAGATTACGGCTTATCTGAATATGGTTCATGGAGAAGCCAACAAGGAAAAGGACAAGGCACAGAAAACTATCGACACGCTGAAAATGCAGGCTGACAAGGTATCAGAACTACAGAAGCAGCTTGACGAGATCAACAACGCTAATCTGTCTGAGGTTGACAAGGCTAACAAGGCTACAGAAACCGCAAACAATAAGATTGCGGAGTTGGAGAGCCAGATCGAGAAGATGAAGTTAAAGGCTTCACTTGCTGAAAAAGGCATTGTTGGTGAGGACGCAGATAAGTTATTCGATACTGATGGAAAGCTGGATATTGAAACGCTTGGCAAGATCATTTCCGACAGAGAAAAGGCTGCTGCAAGTGCCAAGGAAAAGGAGATTTTGAAAGATACTCCGAATCCGCAGGGCAATGGCGGTAAAGCCGATGGTGAGGATGAGAAACCTGCTGACTTAAAGATGGCTGAAAAAATCCATTTTGTAAGTACAAGCATGGATTCCAAAGATAAAGATTATTACAAACTTTAAGGAGGAAAAAGACAATGGGTAGAGTTAAAAGCGAAACCTATGGACAGGCTGTTGGCGTGTTAAAGTTCTTCCCTTATCAGGCAAAGAAAGCTCTGATTCTTGAAGAAGGTGTAACTGCTGACGCTGATGGCAACAAGATCGTAAAAGCCGGAACACCATTTCCGAGTAACGATGATGCTTGCGAGGGCTATGTCCTTGAAGATATTGATGTTACTAATGGCGATGCTCCCGGTGCGGTTGTATTCGAGGGAACTATCGACAACGCTAAACTTGCTTTGAATGGGATCACCGTATCTGACGATGCAAAGGCAGCTACGCCGAGAGTTACCTTTATGGACTAATCAAGATAGGAGGATGAGAAAATGGCACTATTAAAAGATTATGCTACAGCCAGAGCCATTGGTTTTCTTTGGAATGGCTATCAGGCTTCTCTTGGTGAACCGCCTTATCTTGGACGCACCAAGTTTGGAGCAAGAAAGCAGAGTGGACTTGACCTTGCATTTATCAAGGGCAAAAATTCACTTCCTGTAAGCCTTAAAGCATCTGCTTTTGATGCACAGGCAGAACTTCGTGACGGAATCGGCTTTAGCCGTATTGAAAATTCTATGCCTTTCTTCCGTGAGTCTATTATGTTCACAGAGAAAGAAGAGCAGGATTTTGCAACATTTACGGCTGCTTATCCCGAAAGAGGGGATGAGATATTACAGCAGATCGTTAAGAAACCACTTGATCTTATTCGTGGAGCAAGAGTTGTGCCGGAGCGTATGATTTGGCAGTTGCTTGCACCTAAAGATGGCGTACCGAAGATCAATGTAGTTATCGGTGACAAGGCATTTAACATTGATTATATGACCGCTACCGATGCTGTAGCCTACAAGACTACCAACTTTAAGGAGATTAAGGGTGCTTCACAGTGGAAGAATCCCTCAACCGCAACTCCTTTACAGGATTTGATCGAGATTAAGAAGCAGTTTTCACTTGCTACCGGGTATTCCCTTGCTACATTCTCAATGAATGAAGAGACTTGGAATATGGTACTTGACGCAGAGGACACCAAGAAGCAGGTACAGGGCATCCTTGCATACCAGAACGGTATTCGTCTTGATGATGGTGAGGTTGTTCGCTATCTGTCCGGCAGAGGAATCAATGTAGAAGTTTACAACAAACTCTATGTTGACGAGCAGGGTGTTTCACAGTATTTCATACCCACAGGTTACATTTCCGCACAGAGCGCAGGTGTTAACCTTGGTGAGTTAGTATTCGGTACTACTCCCGAAGAGAGAAGCGGTGGCGTACTTGATGGTGATCTTTCCATCGTTGATACAGGTATTTCTGTATATTCATACACCACTAATCATCCTGTCAACACTCATTGTGTTGTATCGGAGATTGTACTTCCTACCTATGAGGGTATGGATAGCGTTGTTACCATCAATGTTAACGCAGGGAACTAAAAGAGCGAGGTGCTAACTATGATGACTTTTGACCATATGGTGAAAGTCAACGGTAAATGGTACAAGGCAGGCGAAAAGGTAGAGGAATCTTCCGTAAAACCTGCCTTGGAAAAACCCGTTGAACAGCCAAAGGAAGAAGCGGTAGAAGATATCGCAAAAAGGTCTAACAACAATAAAAGGAAATAAGAATGAGCGATTACTCAACATTACAGAAGATCAAGCTACGGCTTGCACAATATCATATGGATAATAACGAAGTAGTGTTTGAGTTCCCGGAGGAAAATCCGAAGATCGAAATGCTTATTTCCAACGCAAGAGAATCAATTATCAATGTACGGCATTATCCTGATGATTGGACGGATGACAAAATATCAAAAGACTTGGAGAAGTTTGAAAATGTCCTGATTAACCTTGTTGTATATGACTACAACAAAGAGGGTATGGATTTTGAAAACTCTCATACCGAGTCTGGCGTGTCAAGACAGTTTCAATCAAGAGCAAGGATTATGGCAGATGTAGTTCCATTCGTACATATCTTTTCGTGAGGGCAAGATGATACGCTTACCGAGAGCCAACAAGCAGAGTTTCTACTATGCAAATTGGAAAGAGAAAACAACAGAATACAAGACCGATGATGACGGAAATGTTCTGTATGTAGAAGTCAGAGGTAAGCAAGTTCCGATTGAGAAAGAGATACCTGCTCATTACACAGAGCCTAAAGCGTTTAAGGCATCTATGAATATGGGTGGTGGACGAGCCGAAGCGGTAGAGTTTGGCGTTGATATGAGTGACTATAGTGCGGTCTTAACGACTCCTAAAGGAATATTTGATATCACGGAAACAAGCCTTATATGGTTTGAAACGAAACCAAAGCACAAAGCAGACGGTACAGTTGACGAGAACAGCGCAGATTATACAGTTGCCAAGGTTCGGTCATCTCTTTACTACGACAGGTTTTTACTTGCCAAGAGAGCGAAACGAAATGGGTAGAACGAGAGCAAGAAGAACAATTCAAGCGGAGTTATCCGTTAGTGGCATTAACAGATTGATTGGTGAGTTGAAAAACTATCAGTCATCCATTGTTAAGGCTAATGAATTGTTTGTTAAGCGTCTTGTTGATGAAGGTTACGAAGTGGCAAGCGCAAGCGTGATTGAAGCGTTACCAACGATAGATACAGATAAACCTATCGGAACATTGGATATTCTTACAGACGCAAGCGGTGAAATTGCAAGTTTAACCTTACAGTTTTCCGGGGAGCAAGCCTTATTCATAGAATTTGGTTCAGGCATTAAGTATAACAGGGGTAAAGGTAACCCTTGGTCGAGTCAATACGGATATGGAGTAGGCACTTATCCCGGTCAAACCCACGCTTACGATAGTAGTGGATGGAATTACTATGGCGAAGATGGACGGTTTCACCATTCATACGGAACTAAAGCCACAATGCCTATGTATAATGCGAGTACAAAGATGCGGAGAGACATTATAAGGATTGCTAAAGAGGTATTCCAAGGTGTTATCTAACGAAGTGTATGATCGAGTCTATACCATCGTTAAGATGTGTATGCAGGACTTAACAAAAAGAGATAGTGAGGGAGAGTCAGTTCAGAAATGGGCTGACCTTCTTTTTACACGAAATCTGCACGATATAGATGATCCTGAACCACAATTACCCTTGTTATGTATGCGTCAGATAGGCGCACCGCAGATTGGTAATGATCTTATGCGAAACGCACAGAACGGAGTTGATTCTACATTTCAGGTCGAGTCATTCAGTTCGGTGTCTTATGATGAAGCTTACGAAATCATCAATGACGCAGGCAACATCTTTATCGAATTAGGGTATGCACTAACCTATGGAGTTATGGAATTACCCACAGGATCGCCTACATTATGGCGTTTCCTTGCAAGATTTAATCGTGTAGTCGGAGCAAACGACACACTATCATTATAAGGAGGATAAAACAATGGCAGTTGGAACAGCAGGCGTTTCCACTCTGGGCGTTAAGTTCGGATGGGGAATCGGATCAGGCACAACTAAACCGACAACATTTACTTGGTTGGAGCGTTGCAATACTATCGGCGGTATTTCTCTTGAAACCGAGCAGATAGACGCATCTGCACTTGAAGATGAAATCTCTAAGTACATCGCAGGTAGACAGGACACAGGTGGTACATTCCCTGTTACCTTTAACCTTTCAACAGAAGTTATCACGCAGCTTGAAGCAATGATAACCGCTTATAACGGTCTTGATGCAGGTCAGAAACTTTGGACAGAGGTATGGTCACCTTTCCTGACCGATGGTTTCTTTGCTATCGTACAAGCACCGAAGCACATACCGCAGCCTGATATGGGGCAGAACGAATTGATGACAGTTGAGTTGTCATTCATTCTGGAGGACTACAAGGGTATGAGCGCAGGCGTTGAGCCTACTAACTAAGGATAACACCTTTCATTAAACTATATACCTTCCATCATTAGGGGTGAGTCAGAAATGGCTTGCCCCTTTTTGGTGCAACCATTTACCGAAAGAGAGGAAATCAAAATGAAAACATTTACCGTTAATGGTGTAACTTACACCGCAAAACCATTTACCTACAATACAGTATGTGATCTTGAAGAGATGGGCATTTCCTTACAGGATATGCAGAATAAGCCTATGTCAGTAGTTCGTGCATATTTTGCAATTTGTGCAGGCAAGGGATCAGATTTTGCCGGAGAACAGATCGAAGCTCATGTAATAGCAGGTGGCAGGTTTGATGAAGTCATCGAAGCTATGAGTGAGGAAATGGATAAGTCAGATTTTTTTCGGGCGTTGCAGAGCAGAGAGAACAACGATCTTACGCCGGGAACGGAAGAGAAGAGCAAGAAGAAGTAAAGCAATATCCAACCTTGCGTGAGATGTTTGCTAAAGAGTGGTTTCCATATTGCTATGTAATGGGTATCACTTGGGATGAGTTCTGGAATATGAATCCCCGGATAGTAAACGCTTACAAAGAAGGATTTAGGCTTAAAAGAGAAGAAGATAATGCTTTTGCATATTTGCAAGGTGTATATTTCCGTGATGCTATTGCATCTACTATCGGAAATGTATTCAAGAAAAAAGGTGCGAAAGCGGTTGAATATCCGTCAAAGCCTTATGATCTATCAGAGGGTGCTACGGATGATAACGAATATAATAGTGGAGCATTGACCGAAGCGGAGAAGCGAAGAAAGACAGAAATGTTATTCGGTACGCTACGGCTGATGCAAGCAAACTATGAGTTGTCGAAGCAACAAGATAAGAGGGAGAGTGAGTAATCATTCTCCCTTTTTTGTTTTATAGGGATAAAGATATGGCAGACCATAATGTAGACTCCTTAAATATTAAAATTACATCTGATTCGCAGAGTGCAACAAGAGCATTACAGGCACTTGAAAAGAATCTGCGGAGTGTCGGTAGCGCATTGTCTGATCTTGGTAGCAAGAGTAGTGGACTTGCAAAGTTTTCAGCAGGCGTAAATCAGTTATCAAACGCTATGAAGTCTATGAAAGATAGCGGAGTTGGTACGGCTGATTTTACAAGACTTGTTAAGAATCTGAATCAGTTGGCAAGCGTAGATTCTGCTGGAATAGATATGACCGCCAGAAGCCTTGACAAGATGGGGCAGGCTATGAGTAATATGTCTCTTCTTGCGTCAAACGCTTCAAATGTAGAGACATTTACCAAGTCTATAAGGGCAATGGGTTCAAAAGGCGTAACACAGGCTATTGACAATATGCCCCGGCTGACAGATGCGTTTAGAGAGTTACTTTTAACCTTGAATGAAACCCCTGAAATCAGAGGGGATATTATACAGATGACAGAAGCCCTTGCGGAGTTTGTCAAGGGTGCGAAGAGTTACGCAAATGGTAGTAGGTCTATAAGTGAATCTAACAGGACTACCATTGTAAGTATGGATGCGCTTAATGCGTCACTTGAAAAAGCCGGACAGACGATAGGCAGGGTATTTGCGTCTATTGCTAAAGCACCTTTTAAGGCACTTGGATTAGGCGTGAAAACCCTTGCTACAAGTTTAGGTAGCACAGTTTCAAAACTCCGTGACTATGGGAACAGAGTAGACAAAGCAACAGCATCTACAAGTAAGTTTGCGGTTGCTATTGGTACACTTTATGTGAAGTTTTGGTTGCTTATCCGTGTACTTTCAAAGTTTTGGGGAGCGATTAAGAAGTCTTTTGACTATCTTGAAACCGTCAACTACTTCAATTCAGCATTTCAGAGCGTGGCTGATCGTGCCGTAGATACAATGGGCGAAGCAGGAGAAGATTCTGCACAGGCTTATTTTGATGCTTTCACGAAATCCGCAAAGAGTCTGACTGCGAAGATGACAGGTTTCACCGTGGATAACGGCAACCTAAAGATGATGAGTGGTGCTAACCTTGGTCTTGATCCTAACACCACGCTCAATTATCAGGCTACATTTGCACAGATAGCATCATCTATGGGCGTTGCATCTGACAATGCCGTGATCCTGTCTAATGTCCTCACAGAGATAGGTGCTGACCTTGCATCCGTTAAGAATATGGACTTTGAGGATGTATGGCAGAATATGGCATCAGGTATCGTTGGTATGTCAAGAGCCGTAGACAAGTTCGGTATCAATATCCGTAACGCAGCTATGGAAGAGAAGTTGCTTGAACTTGGTATCAATGCCACAGTTAAAGACTTGTCGCAGGCAGATAAGGCGTTACTCCGTACCATAATGATTCTGGATGCGTCAAAGTATGCGTGGGGTGACCTTGCAGATACACTTGATACCCCGGCTAACCAGATTCGTATGCTGACCGCTAACCTGTCAAAGTTGGCTACGATGTTCGGTTCACTCTTCCTGCCGATACTGAAAGCCGTATTGCCTTACATCAATGCCCTTGTAATCGCTTTACAGCGTCTTATGGCGGTTATTGCAGGAGCGTTGCACATTGACCTGTCAGGAATGTTAAACGGCGGTTCTGGCTCAAATGAAGCACTTTCAGACATACTTGACGAGTCAGACGCACTTGACGATTCTTTAGAGAACGCTACAGATCAGGCGAAGAAGTTAAAGAACAATCTTCTTGGCATTGATGAATTAAATATACTTAACGATAACACAGATACGCTTAACGCAGAGGATATGACACCGAGTAGCCTGTTAGATATGGCTTTCCTTGATGCGGTGTCTGAATATCAGAAAGCGTGGGATGAAGCGTTTGCGAAGCTTGAAAACAAGGCACAGGAAATCGCAGATAAGATTGTTGAATGGGCAAAGAAAGTATGGAAACCCATAGGCGAAGCGTGGGATGCTGTCGGTGATTATGTCATTGAAAAATGGCAATATATGGCAGGTGAGTTAGGCAAACTGTTTAAGGATATTGCAAGGGATTGGGCAAGAGTTTGGGAATCCGATGCGGTAGAAAAGACATTTGAACACCTGTTTAAGTCTCTTGGGAATGTCTTTGAGTTTGTCGGCAATCTTGCAAGGCAGTTTAGAGAAGCGTGGAATGAGGGAGAAAAGGGTTACAAGATACTTCAAACCATAGCCAACCTGATTGAGAGAATCACAGCCCATATCGAGACAATGACAAAATCTTGGGCAGATTGGGCAGGATCACTTAACTTTAATCCTATTTTGGAGTCCATCTTGGGATTCTTGCAGGCAATCGAGAAACAGGCAGACAAGATACTTGGTATCTTTGATGACTTCCAAGAGTTATTCCTACAGCCGGGATTTAAGTATATGCTTGAAGAGTTCTTGCCCGGACTTGTAGATGTATTCACTAAACTTGTTGATGGCATAAATTGGGATAATCTGCGGAGTGGTCTTTCAATCCTGTTCAAAGGATTAGAGACAATGGCAGAGGTGTTAGGCGGTGGCATATTAGGTCTGCTTAACAAACTTGCTGATATCATCATTGGATTTGTCAATGGTGGATGGATTAAGAATTTTGCCCTTGATTTTCAGGAGTTGGCTAATGCCTTAAAGAACGCAAAAGATATCAATGATGTAATCAATGCGGTATTTGATTTTGGCGAGAGCCGTGTTATTGATGCGTCTAAACTCCTAAATAGCATCGTAAATGCCTTTAACGAAGCGTTTGATAAGATTGACTTCAAGAATCTTGGCAAGCGTTTAGGCGGTGTTATCAACAAGATATTTGAAACTATTGATTGGAAAGCACTTGGGAAAGCTGTTAGCAATATCGCAGGTGGTTTCCTTGAAATCATTAGCAATGCACTTTCAGAGATAGATTGGTTTAAGGTTGGTACGGCTATAGGTGATTTCCTTGCCGGAATCGAATGGAGCAGGATCATTTGGAATGTGCTTAAAATAATCGGTACTGTCATAACAGGACTTTTGGCGGCTTGGCTTGGTACAACGCTTAAAGCACCTTTAGAGACAGGCATTATATCTGCTATCGGTGCGGTATTAGTAGGCAACAAGATATCTAAAGCCATTACAGGCAAGGGATTACTTGCTAATATCATTGGTAGCATCATCGGTAGTAGTGATAAGTTAGGCGAGGAAAATTCGCTATTTAACAAGATATTTGGTACAGCAAGTAAGGCAGCCGGGGCAAAGAGTGAGTTTGCACTTGCTAATGGCAAGGTAGCTGATTCGGTTCAAAAGTCAAACGGACTTCTGCCGATGGAATTACAATACTTTGCTCAAACACAGAGTAAATTAAGCGGTATGCTTAAAATCTTTGGTGGTGTGGCAAGTATTCTCGGTGGTACAGCTCTTGCAGCCGTTGAGTTCGGAAAACAATGGAATGATGGCGTAACACTTGCCAATAGTGCGCTTATGGCACTTGGTGTAGCCCTTGCCGGAGTTGGTGCGGTTCTTCTTGGTGCGCCTGCTGCGGTTGCAGCTGCGGTAGCCGGGGCGGTATTTGCTATCGGTGAGGGAATCCTGCTTATTCACGAACATTGGGATGACATTAAGGATTGGTGGAATAACACGGTAGTTCCCGGTGCAACTGAGTTATTTAATGGTCTTGCAGAGAAATTCAAGGGATTCATTGATGGTATCGGCTTAAAGTGGGATGAATTAAAGACCGCACTTTCCGAGAAATGGCAGGCTATTAAAGATGGTTTTACCACATTCGTAGCTGAATGGGGAGCGAAGATAACCGAGTGGGCATCTACCAAGTGGGAAGAGATAACCAACAAGATTGAAGAAGTCAGAGCCAACATTCAGTTGAAGTGGGAAGAGATGAAGGAAAACTTCTCTGCTCACATCGAAAATTGGTCTGCAAAGATTGAAGAATGGGCATCCGCTAAATGGGATGCTATTACCGATAAGTTAGAAGAAGTCAGGGCATTTATCCAAGAGAAATGGACGGAAATGCACGACAACTTTACAGAGCATATCGGTATCTGGCATGAACGCATAACACAATGGGCAACGGAGAAATGGGATGAAATACAAAATAAGGTAGCCGAGATCAGAGATTATATCAAGGATCGTTGGGGTGAAATGCAACAGCACTTTGCCGAACATATAAACCATTGGCGTGAATCTATAACCGAATGGGCAACATCGAAGTGGGATGAAATCACTAACACGATGGACACCATTAAGAGTGAGATTTATGACCGTTGGCAACTAATGAAAGCCGATTTTGACGAGTTCAAGGATCGTTGGAGAGAAAAAATCGTAGAATGGGCATCCGAAAAGTGGGATGAGATTCTTAATGCGATGACCAAACTCCGTGATGATATCTACGAAAAATGGGGCGGTTACATTCAAGACTTCACCGACTTTCTTGTTGAGTGGAGAGCAAAGATTAGTGAATGGGCTACCGAGAAATGGGATAGCGTAATTGAACGATTTAACGAATTGCGTAGTGGTATCAAGGAAAAATGGAACGGCATTAAAGAAGATGCGTCATCGTTCTGGGGTGAGTTTAAGAACAACCTTGGTGAATGGGCAAAGGGCGCAGCAGAGTCCGTAACGAGTGCCTTTAGCGGTATCAAAGACAAGTTAAGTGATGCGTGGAGCAACATCAAGTCAGGTGCTTCATCAGCGTTTGAGAATGTTAAGAAAACCGCAAGTAGCACACTTGATAACATCAAGAGTACGGTATCAAGCGTTACATCAAGCATAAGTTCTTGGGGATCATCAAGTTCTAATTCATCGAGTTTACCGAGTTATAGTGCTTATGGCGCACAGGTTAGTTCATCTGTAAACAAGGTAAGTAGTTTAAGTAGTTCGCTTGATAAACTCAAAAAGAAACTTGGATTTGCGACAGGTGGTTTCCCGGAAGATGGTTTATTCTTTGCTAACCATAGTGAGTTAGTTGGCAAGTTCTCAAACAACAGAACAGCCGTAGCAAACAACCAGCAGATTACAGACGGAATCGCACAGGCTACTTATCAGGCAATGGTTAAAGCAAACGCTGAAACCAACAGCCAAGAGGTAGAATTACTCCAAGAGTTGATAAATGCGGTTAGAGCAGGTAGCAAGGTTGTAATTGATGGGCGTGAGATAGTTAATGCTTACGATACCAGAAAAGCACGAAACGGCTACGCATTTTAACAAAAAATTGACAGTTCCCCCTATTTCTATTTATTATAGTAATAGGTAGAAGTGGGGGAATATATGTCTTTCTACATTTGAAGATCATACGCAGGTATGGTCTTTTTTATTGGTGAAAATTATGGCAATGTCGAGTTTTCTAAATGTAAATGGATATGATCT